TGGCGGGGCCGACGGGGCTCGAACCCGCGACCTCAGGCGTGACAGGCCTGCGCTCTAACCTGGGGAGCTGCCGCCACAACCACTTACGTGGCCCGGAGGCGCGCCGAGCGTGGACGTTCGTGGACGGTCATCTAGCTAGCCCACAAGCACTTTGGGGCTGCGCGGCTTGCGCCTGGGGGCGCCGCCGCTCGCCCGTAAGTGTGTTGGCACGATGCTTGCTTGAGACGCCGTTCGCTGCAGCTTCGAGGCGTTTTCGCGTAGCTCTGCGCAATAAGTATATAAGTGCCTTTCTTATATCTTCTTCGTCTACAACTAGGACAAGGACTGGGACTAGGCCCATGTCCTATTCCTGTTCCTATTCTACCGCGCGCGAGCCCTGGTAGCCGACCGTGGTACTCTGGTGGCACGCTAGGTCGCTCGCTCGGTAGGAAGCCACTTAAACGGCCCTAAAACGCCACGAAAGGAGTGACCCCTTGCCTACCCCTTCACCGACCCACGATCGCGCCTCCTTGCCCGCTGTGCTCGTCTCGAGGGCGGGTCAGCCTGGATGCCTGGACCTCCGCGAGATCGCCGGAGACCGGTTCCGGGTGTTCCCGTCGGAGGATCACGTCCCCGGAAGCCCCGTCGACCCCTGGAACCTGGAACTCAGGGGCCCCTACGGCAGGGTGTGGCCCTACGGCGGGGACCTCCTCCTCGCCTACACCGACAGGTCCAGGTCCACGGTGAGGACCAGGCTCATGGCCCTGGGCGTGGTCCACCAGTTAGGGGACGACGAGGTCACGGTCAAGTTCAGCCCGAGGGACCTGGGGAAGGTGGCGGAGCTCTTGCGGCTCTACGTCAGGCGGAAGATGAGCCCGGAGGCCCGAGCCGTGGCGTCGGCGCGCCTCAGGCTCGTCAGGCCGTCCTAGCGAGCGCCTCGGCCACCCGCTTCGTCGACTGGGGGCCCACCCGGCGGTACCGGGCAGTGGCCCTCGTCGATGCGTGGCCCAGGACCTTCGCGATGTCGGCGTCGCTGCAGCCCGCCTCGGCCAGCCGGCACCCCAGGGAGTGGCGGAGGTCGTGGAAGCGGAGCCGGCGGCCGATCTTGGCCAGGCGCTTCGCCATTGCCCAGTAGCGGCGGATGGTGATCTGGCTCCAGGGCTCGCCGTCGGGGGTCACGCAGACCAGCCGCGGGTGGAGGGCGGCGGCCCTGCAGGCCTCGAGGGCTTCCCGGCACAGGGCTGTGATGGGGATGACGGCCTCGACGTTCGTCTTGGAGCGCCTCAGGCGGATCTCGTGGGGGCCGATGCTGGCCCAGGTGAGCGTTCGGAGGTCGTCGAGGGTGATGCCGGTCTCGAGGGCGATCCGGAGGAAGCGGCACCAGGCCAGGTAGCGGTCCCAGTAGCCGGCGAGCCCCTTCGGACCCCAGCCGGACTCCTGCCCGGCGAGCTCGAAGAAGCGATCGCGGGCGTCGGGCCCGGTTCCCCAGATCAGGCGCTTCCGCTCGGCGGGCGTGAGCTCGAGCTCGAGCGGCTGCTCGACCTCTCGGGGCCAGCGGCTGATCTTCATGGCCGGCAGGATCTCCCGCTCGTGGGCGTCGCGGAGGACCTTCCGAAGGAGGCTCAGGTAGTTGTTGATGGTGGCCGGCGCACGTCCGGACGCCTTCAGAGCGGCGGCGAAGTCGCGCACCGTGGCCTGGTTGACCTCGTGGAGCCTCAGCGAGCCGATGGAGGCGGACTTGATCCGCTCCAGGCGCGGCTCGTCAGCGGCGGCGGTCTTCTTCGACACCCTCAGTGCCTGGCGCTTCCAGTACTCGTCCAGGTAGTCCCGGAGGAGCGGCGTCGTGCCGGCGACCGCGACCGAGGTGGGTGGGGGCGCCAGAAGGAGCGACCGTTGGAATGCCTCGTACCTGGCGACGGCCTCGTCCCTCGTGGGGGCCTCGATCGTCAGGCGTCGGCGGGGTCCGCGCCGACCCTGGGGGCGAACGTCGAAGTGGGCAACGCCGTCCCGATACGAGAACGTCACCGAAGGCCGCGCCGCCTCGCCGGGACCGGAGCGTCCCGGCCGATCGGCTCGGTGTCCTCCACCTTGAAGCCGCGGTTGTTGGCATACTCGATGAGGGCGATCCTCGTGAGGTCGCTGAGGGTCATCGGGTAGAACCGCTTCGAGTTCTCGCTCTGGAGCAACCTCAGGATCGCGATCTCGAGGTCCTCGGGAAGTCGAACGCCGATCTGGCCGCGCAGGTCGCTGCGGTCGGGTCCGGGTTTCTGTGGGGGGGCTGCGGTCGCCATGTTTCTCGATCTCCTGTCTGTTTTTCGCTTGACTGCTAACTCGGTATCGGGCTACCATGGTGTTATGCCCGACGTGAATGACGCAAGCGGAATATATGCCGATCCCGTTGGTAAGTCAATCCCTACTCCAGTGGTCGGCCTTGCGGGTGGGTTAGCTAGCCTGCTCGCAGATACCGGGCGCGACGACGAGATGCGGTCCCGGACCCTGTCGGGTTCCGACATCGGCCCGATCCTGGGGAGGTCGAAGTACAGGAGCGGCTGGGACGTCTGGGCGTCGAAGAAGGGTCTTCTGAAGCGGGCACCGGAGCTGCCGGGATCGACCGGCCACCTCGCCATCGGAACGGCCGTTCAGCTAGGGGTTGCTGCCCTCTACGAGCGTGCTACCGGCCACACCGTCGAGTGGTTCGACAGGACTATTCCAGGTCCGGAGCCGTGGATGTGTGCGACGCCCGACGGCCTGATCGGTACCGATGGATTGTACAGTGGCAAGACGGCCGGCTCAAAGCAGGTGTGGAGATGGGGGCCATCCGGATCTGACCAGGTCCCGGACGAGTATGCCCTCCAGAACGTCTGGGAGGCAATCGTGACCGGTCGGAACTGGGCCGGCTACGGTGTCCTCCTCGGGGGTCCGGTGCTCGAATTCCGACATCTCCGCCTCGACATTCCGCCGAGACTTCGGGATGCCGTCTACGGTCGAGCTCGCGACTGGTGGGACCGCTACATGGTGGGCGACGAGGTGCCACCGATCACCGCGACCCAGGCGGCCGGGCTCTGGCTGGACGGTATGCCGGCGGTCGGTCCCATGAGGGAACCTACGGACCAGGAGCGCGGGTGGATTTACGAGTTCCGGAAACTCCACCTCGCCGGCACCCGTACCCAGGCTTACGATGACCTCAAAGCGAAGATCGCTAATGCGATCGGCGAGGGAACCGGCCTGTACGGCACCTGGGGGACGATCACCTACAAGCGGACGAAGGACTCGTCGACGACCGACTGGGAGAAGGTTGCCCAGGAGCTCCGCGACGGAGGCAATTACGAGGAGGTGGTGAAGCGGCACACGATCGTCACGAAGGGGCACCGTCGTTTTCTTCCAACGTTCACCGACAGCAGTAAGGAGTAGCGTGGAACAGCAGTTCCAGTTCGGAAGCGCGGCCAAGCGCCCAAGGCGCCTCCGCCTGAATCTCGAGGGGGTTTCGGGCGCCGGCAAGACCTGGACGGCCCTCGCCCTAGCGGAGGCCCTGGGGGAGCGTCGTCGCGTCATCGACACAGAGCATGGCTCGGCACTGCTCTACGACGAGGACTTCCCGTGGGCCGCCGAGAACTACCTCGAGCTCGCGACCTACCATCCCCAGGCCTACATCAACGCGATCGTCGCCGCCGAACGAGACGGTGCCGACGTCATCGTGGTCGACTCCCTGACCCACGCCTGGGCGGGATACGACGGGACCCTGGCCATTCACGCGAAGGCGGCCAAGGAGTCGGGCAACTCCTACACGGCCTGGCGGGACGTGACGCCCCTCCACAACGCCCTCGTCGAGAAGATCCTCGCGAGTCCCTGCCACATCATCACGACACTCAGGACCAAGACCGAGTACGTGATGGAGACGAACGATCGCGGCAAGCAGTTCCCGCGGAAGGTGGGCATGGCCCCGATCTTCCGGGACGGCATCGAGTACGAGTTCACCGTGAACCTCACGCTCGACCGCGACCACAACGCGGTGGCTTCCAAGACCCGCATCCGGGCCCTCGACGGCGTCACCTTCCTGAGGCCGGGGCGTGATCTCGGTGGCATCCTGCGGGAGTGGGCCGACAAGCGCTCGGCGATCCAGGTCGGTGCCCTGACGTCGGCCGAGCCGGTAGCTAGCGAGCGCGCCGAAGAGCCGCCGGCTCCCGTGGAAGCGCCGGCCCCGCCGCGCGACGAGGCCTTCCTCGAGGCGGTCTTCCGCCAGTGCGACCGTATCGGCCAGGAGGCGTATCGCGAGGTGATCGCCCGGTTCGGGATCAGCGACGCCGCTCTGATCACCGACCCAAAGCAGAAGCGTGACTTCTACGGGCTCCTCCAGGCCCGTGCCCCGAAACCCGTCGCCAAGGCCGACAGCCTGGCGGCACAGCTCGAGAAGGAGAACCAGTAGCATGATCATCCCCAACCTCTCCGCCGCCAAGGTCGCCGCCGCCAGCCTCGGGTACCCGCCGCCGGCCGGCGACTACGTCTTCACCATCAAGTCCCTTCAGGAGAAGTTCAAGGAGGGCTCCGGTGAGCCCTTCATTCTCGGCGCCTTCCAGGTCGACGAGGGCGAGCACGAGGGTCGCGTCCACCTCGAGCGCTTCGAGATCACCAACAGCTTCGGCGGCGGGAAGTTCTTGGCGCTCCTCGACGCCGTCGGCCTCAAGGAGGAGTCGCTGCCCGGCGACCGTGGGTCCATCGACCTCCCGAAGGCTGCCGGACGGAAGTTCCGGGGCCGCCTCACCACCACGGTGGGCAAGTCCGGCACCAGGAACGAGGGGAAGCCGTTCACGAACCTGGCGGCCGTCGAGGCGGCCGTCGAGGCCTTCGATCCGAGCTCGGTCGCGAAGACCAGCGAGCCGGAGCCCTGGGCTAAGGGTTAGCCGTCGTCGTAGCGGGGGCGCTCCGGCGCCCCTTCTCGCAACGCAACTACTGGAGGAATCATGGCCAAGAGTGTGGACACGGCGGAAGTCCTGGGGCTCGTCAACGACATCCGTCGGCTGTTCCGGAAGAAGCCGCTCAAGAAGCTCCCGAAGGGCGACATCGCGATGGTCGACTCGTGCCCGCTGGCGCGCGGAATCGACGTCCCCGGCATCGAGGTCATCAAGTCCGGCCTGACCGTCGACAGCTACGAGCTCGTCAAGGTGATCGAGAAGAAGCGGCCGGCGCTCCTCGGGAAGCTCCGCGAGCCGGAGAGCGAGGAGAATCCATCCGTGTCGGGCTCCTACTTCTACAAGTCGAGCCCGGTCGCGCGCTTCGTCAAGCTGTTCGACAACGGGAAGATCCCGGAGCTGGTGGCGGAGTGACGAACCCGCTAGCGGCCGATGCCAGGCGCCGTGCCCTGGTGTTGGTCAACAGGTATCGAGTGGCGCTGAATATGAAGCCGCTCGACGACCTGCCGCAGGGGGTTCGTCTGACATCGTCAAGAGATCCGGTGTGCCGCGCCACCGGTGCCGTGTGGGTCGATGCCCAGGACACGTACTTCCTGGCCGGAGCGGCCCCGCTGGCGCGCTACTGGGATGTGTTCGGTGACGCCGGTAATCCAGTGTCTAGGCGTCGAGATGGCGAGCGGCTGATCAAGGTGAGGACTCCGCGCGAGTTCAAGTACTTCCTCGCCTACTTCGACGCCGGCTTCTACCCGGACCTAGTCGAGTGAACCCCGAGCTCCTGAGGGTGGCTGCCGAGTGGGCCCTCGCGCACCCAATCGAGTACGCCACCCTCGCTCTTTTCTCGCTGGCGGCGGCCAAGGCTGCCATCGCCTTACTGACGGAGGAGAAGATGCCCGATACACTGGGGCTCGAGCAGCCCTACGGCCCGCCGAAGAAGATCGACTGGGTCCACCCCGGCCAGGTCGTCGTCGACGCCGCGAACGATCGCTGGGAGGTGACGTTCGTCGGCCCCGACTTCGTGACGGTCGGCAAGGTCAAGAACATCTCGTACGAGATCAGGAAGTGGAGGGTCATCCCGTGACGACTCTTCAGACGTTCCTGTGGGCCGCCAGCAACGTCATCTCGCTCGTCTTCGGAATTCTCTTCGGCGTCGGGCTGGTGGTCGCCTACGTTCGCAAGCAGTCTGCGGTGCTCGCGGAGCAGCAGATCATAGCGGCGCGGAAGTTGCTCGAGCTCAGACGGGAGTTCGGCCTCCTCGACGAGAAGCTGGGGGGCGACAAGAAGTGAGCGACGTGGCACTGACCAAGTCCGCGGACCAGATCCTCGACACGCTCTCTCGCATGGACCATCCCGTGACGCGACGGGATCTCGCCAACATCCACATGTTCTCGGAAGAGGTGAGGCGTGCCGTCGCCGAGCTGAACGAGGCGGGCTACCCGGTCGTGAGCGTGGGCTCCGGGTTCAGCCTGGCGAAGAAGGCTTCGCTCGTTCAGGGGGCCGCCAACCTTCTGCTGGCGCAGGCGTCGGCCCTGGTCGATCGAGCCAGCAGGCTCGAGAAGCTCGCGAAGTCGCTGGAGTCGTAAGCGTGAGCCACTATGCCGAGTTGCTACGGCACAAGGGGGTGCGCGGCGCTCCTCACATCAAGCTCTACGTGGACCTCCTCTCGGAGGACTGGCTCCGTTACGAGCTGAGCGACGATGCGAAGGCCGCACTTCCCTACTTGTGGCTGCTTACTAGCAAGCTCGGTAACCGGATACCGCTCGACCACGAGGACCTGGCCAGGAGGCTCCCGTTCTCGTGGTCCCCAGACCGCACCGGAAAGGTGATGGAGGAGCTGTGCGCTAAGAAGATCTTCCGCAGGGCGGAGGAGTTCCCGGAGCCGGCCGAGGGGGAGCTGTTCGCGACGCCGGAGCGTGACACCACTGTGAGCCTCGGCGGGGCCGCCGGCTCGATCCTGGTGGTAGAGCTCGACGCTGCAGGCGCCCAGAAGACCGTGCCGGTTCACTCGGACTTCGTCGACTCGGTACGCGACCTCTACCCGGCCCTGGACCTCGTGAGGGAGCTTCGCCGGGCACGCGAGTGGCTCATCAACAACCCGTCGCGCCGGAAGACTGCCAAGGGGATGCGGCGCTTCCTGATCGGGTGGTTCGACCGCCAGCAGAACCGTCCCGTCAGTCGGTGGGCCGAGTGAACTGTGAGGAGTGCGGCGCGCTTCTCGGCGAGGACGGCCTATGCGCTACCGACGACTCGGACCTCGTATTCGCCGAGATCGTGGGGACTGACGAGTTGCTCGCTGCGGCGGCCCGTGAGGTGAGTGCCCAACGAAACAGGTGCGACCGATGCCTCGGCTTCGGCCACATCAAGACGAAAGGAGGGGTCGTCAAGTGCGTGTGCAAGGACGGCTTTAGCGTGGGGTTCGAGCGCAGAGCCCCCGTGACGCCGGGCTCGAGCGTCAGGGTAAGCCCGTCGGCTGCGGCTCGCGTAACGGATGACCTGGACCTCTTCATCCGATCCAAGGCTGCCCAGTCGATTCCGAAGGAAGAGCTGATCCGCGCCGTCGAGCGTGTCACCAAGCGGAGCCGGGCAACAGCCGAGTCTGCCGTCAACAAGGCAATCGGGTCCGGTCTCTTGGAGGTCATGTGATTCAGTTCGAGCTCGACGGGCGCCTCCCTGGGCTCAACGAGATGCTCGGGTCCGCGCGCAGCAACAGGTTTGGCGCCGCCGCAGAGAAGAAGCGGCTCACGAAGAGATGCGCCGACGCCTGCCGCGGGAAGGGCAAGTTCGATGGGCCCGTCCAGGTGGAGATCTACTGGTTCGAGCGCGACATCCGGCGCGACGCCGACAACCTGACGGCTGGCCAGAAATTCATCCTTGACGGGCTCGTCGAAGCCGGCGTGATCCCCAACGACAACCGCAAGTTCGTACCGCAACCCCCACGCCACATTGTGGCGGTGGACAAACACCGACCGCGCATCGTCGTGGTCGTGAAGGAGATCTCGTGAAGAAGCTCAGCGTCAAGGACACCAACCGTCGGATCGACCTCTACACCAAGAAGGGGCTCTCGATCGGCCAGGTCGCGGCCAAGGTCGGCGTCAGCGCCACCGCCGTGTACGCGACCCTCAAGCGGGCCGGCGTGACGATGCGCCCGGTCGGCCGCCACAAGGCCTCGAACTAGGTGAGCGAACCCATCTGGGCGACCGCGCCGCCGGCCCCGGATGGGCCCGCTGGGCGTTACGGACGCGCGGTCCTCTGGCCGGACACCCACCTGGGTGACCAGGACGACCGCGCGATTCTCCTCGCTCTTCGGGTCACCGCAGCCGTGCGGCCGTCGCTGTTCATCCAGCTCGGCGACGTGCTGGACTTCTACGGGCTCAGCCGGTTCGACAACAACCCCGACATCGCGATCGGTTCGGTGAAGCGAGAGCTGGACCTGCAGCACCAACTCTACGAGCGCCTCGACAGCGTGCTGCCGCGCAAGACGGAGCGCATCCAGATCATCGGCAACCACGAGGAGCGCCTGGTGCGGTTCATCTGGAAGAACCCGGCCCTCGTTGGCGCCCTCGACCTCGGTGGGCTGATGGACCTCAAGCGCTTCGGCTTCACCGGCGGACTGCGACCGACGTATCACGTCAACCCGGCCTTCATCGTTACCCACGGCAGCCACATTCGGAAGGACGCGGGGCAGTCGGCCAAGTCCGAGCTGATGGCCACGATGGTGAGCGGCGCGTCTGGCCATACTCATCGGCTCGGGACGTTCTCTTTCACGACCGAGGGGGCCGAGCTGAGCTGGACGGAGTGCGGGCACCTCCAGAACCGCACGCCGGAGTGGCTCCGCATGCGGCCGAACTGGAACCAGGGGCTCGTCATCCTCGACTACGAGCTCGGCGGGGGGAACGCCTTCGCGGTGACCCCCGTTCACTTCCGGCGCTCCTACCGGTGCGTCGTCAACGGAATGGAGATCAGAGCGTGAGCGCGAACATCCGCCCCTGCTACCGCGACCACAGCGGCAACTTCCCCTGCCCCAACATCTGGTGCGAGCACGGGCTCTTCGAACGACCGGGCGTGCCCGCGCTCGAGATGCACAGGTCGTACGACGCACCCACGAACGTGGCGACGCTCCCCACGGGTGAGCCGGCGCCTGGGCCCGTCGACACGACGGTCGTTGCGGAGCCTGGCGCCACCGACGTCACCACCGCCACGAAGCGCATCACCGAGCGCTACCTGCGCGTCCACCGGTGGGACAGCTCCACCGGGGCCGAGTGGTGGATCTGGGTGCGCATCACCCCGGCCGGCGAAGCCGTCGTCAACTGACGTGACAAAGACCGAGTCCTACACGGTCAAGCGGGTCCTGAAGGCCATCAACGATGCCCAGGAGCGCCTGGGCGTCCGCTACAACATCCAGGTCGAGGTCGCCAACGAGTCCGACATGGCGGACGGGGCGATCATCGCCATCTCCAGGACGGGCAGGGGCCTCGACGATGCTAACGCCTTCAACGTGATCGTTAACGCCAAGGCCGCGTGGAAGCGCTCCCACAAGGAGCTACTCGTCGACGCCGGCCACGAGATGCTCCACGCCCTCCTGATGGAGATGGGCGAGGCCGCCGAGCGTTGCCCGACGTGGAGCCGAGAGAAGGAGGAGTCCGTGGTCTATCAGCTCCAGCGGGCGATCTTTGGGGAGGCGGCATGACGCCCGAGTCTGTCCGCGACATCTACACCGTCAACAGGGGCTGGCACCGGTACCGGTGGAGCGACACCGTCGGGTGGGTCGACGAGGGGCGAACCCCAGGTACCGGTGCGACCTGGATGGACGGTACCAAGTCCAGGGCCCTCGACCCCTCGTTCAACACGCCCCGGTCCCAGAAGGCACCGTGGATCACCCCGACCAGCCAGCCGATCGGGATTGCCATGGCGAACACCGTCGACGGCGACATCGTGCCGCTCCGGTCCGACTTCCTCCTCGGCTCCGCGGGCCTCCGCCCCAATACGAGCCAGAGCGCCGTCGCCGTCGGCACGATCAAGGCTGGCGACCTCGTCTACATCAACTCGGCCGGCAAGGTTGCCTCGACCCCGGCCAGCAGCAGCACGCGAAAGGAGGGCAAGTTGCCCAAGTACACCAGCGTCACCACCAAGCCCAGCGGCTTCACCTTCGTGGTGAAGGCGAAGATCCCGCACCCGACCCTCGACAACCTCGTGATGATCCCGATCGAGGGGGATCTCTTCACCGTCGAGCGCTCCGACGAGTGGAAGATCGGCGACACGGCCATGTACATCGCGCCCGGTACCCACTTTTGCGGGCCGACCTTCGCCGAGGAGTACTTCCCGGCCGTGAAGTTCCTCTCGAAGGGCGGCATGGGGTGCGTGAACGTCGACACACGGATCTTCAACGGGGTGCCGTCGCGCGGCTTCCTCGTCAAGCCGCCGCAGCGTCTCTCCCCCAACGTCACCTCCGACTACACGTACGACGTCTGGTGCGGTGAGCAGCGAGTCGCGGCGGCGAAGGCCGCGAAGGAGGAGGCCGCCAGGCTCGAGATCCTCCAGCGTGAGGCCGAGCTCGTCGGCAAGGATGCCGAGAAGCGCTTCCTGGCGCGCGCGAACGGTACCCCTGGCTTCGACACCATTCGGCTCGTCTCGGAGCGCGGTGCCTGTCGGCTCGAGGTCGATGGTATGGACGGCAAGTGGGTGCCGCTGACACACATCAAGGTGAAGTCGCCGGACCCCGGTGATGTCACCATCTGGCATTCTACCGGTAAGGACGTCGTCGAGATCGCTCGGTGGTAGCTCCGGACCTCACGAGTCGGGTTCGGGCGGAGGGCTCCCTTCTGGGGGCCCTCCTCATCGACCCGGCCAAGATCAACGACGTCGTCCAGATCCTCGAGGGGTCCGAGTTCGCCGAGCAGTCTCACGAGGTCATCTACCGGGCCCTGGTTGGTCTGTCCCAGAAGGGACGCCCGGTTGACCTCGTGATCCTGACGAACGAGCTCGAGCGCGATGGGATGCTCGAGAGGGCTGGCGGGGTCGGGTATCTGGCGGCGCTTCTGGACGACGTCCCGGACGTCCAGAACGCTATCCACTACGCGCACCAGGTCCGGGACGCCTCGCTGCGCCGTAGGATGGCCCAGACGGCCACGAGGGTGGCGGCAGGGGCAACGTCGGCACGGGATGCCGTTGACGTCCTGGAGGCCGCCCAGGAGGCTCTGGCGGGGCTATCGGGAGGCTCCGCGAGGCGCGCCGAGAGGGCCGGTGCCCTGGCCCACGCGAACGTCAGGAGCGCCAGGGGGCGGCTCGGTGCGACCGGCCTGGCGGGACTGCCGACGGGCTTCCGCGACCTCGACAAGCTCACGATGGGCTTTTCCCGCGGCGAGCTGATCGTCGTGGCCGGCAGGCCCGGAATGGGCAAGACGGCCTTCGCCCTTCACCAGGCGTTCGCTCAGGCCCGCGGCGGCTACAAGGTCCTGTTCGCGTCTCTGGAGATGGGTGGCCCCCAGGTCATCCGCCGGCTCCAGTCGTCGGTCACCGGCGTCGAGGGCTCCCGGATCAAGGCCGGGGTCCTCACGCGGGCGGAGAGGCGGGCCCTCTACGTCAGCGCCGCCTGGCTCGAGCAGTGGCCGCTCTGGATTGACGACTCGTCCGCGATGACCGTCGTCGAGCTCCGGGCCAAGGCCACCGGGATGGCGCGGACCACCGGGCTCGACGTCGTTTTCGTCGACTACCTCCAGATCATGGGAACGCGGTCCCAGGGACGGAACGAGAACCGCGAGCGGGAGGTCGGGGCACTCTCCCGCGGGCTGAAGGCACTGGCGCGAGACCTGGACGTCGTGGTGGTCGCCCTCGCCCAGCTCAGCCGGCGCGTTGAACAGCGTGGAGCCGACAAGGAGCCCCAGCTCTCGGACCTTCGGGAGTCCGGGGCGATCGAGCAAGACGCTGACTCGGTGCTGTTCCTGAGTCGGCCCGACTACTACGGCGACGACGGGCGTGGCCTCTGTGACGTGATCGTCGCGAAGGCGCGAGACGGGGCCACCGGAAAGGTAACCCTCGGGTGGGCGGACTCGCTCACTCGATTCGGAGATCTACGAGAGGAGCAATGAGCAAGAGCAACGTCCCCGAGATCCTGAGGAACGACGCCGGCACGTACGAGCGCAAGGCGGCCGACTACGCGCCCGGCACCGACCCCTACGAGAACTTCCAGTTCAGCGCCGAGTTCGCGCACCGGCTCTGCGAGGGACTCCCGACCGACGACCGCCGCCGGGCCACCGCCACCCTGATCGGCGTGAAGATCAGCCGGCTCCAGACGCTCGGGCTGGCCCGCGCCGCCAACAACGAGGGGATCCTCGACACCATCGGGGACCTCCGCGTCTACCTGGGAATCCTCGAGGACCAGCACCGTGCCGCGATCGAGCGCGAGGCCGGGGCCGCGGTGGACGGCCTGGCGAGGGAGGAGGAGGTGCGGCTCGGTCTCGGAGGCTCCAGCGTCAGAGCCGACCTCACCCCCGACACCTGGCGCCACCACAAGCCGCTGAGCGAGGAGACCCGCGAGGAGATGATGAAGCGCTTCGCGCGGGCGCCGGTTCGGGCAACGTCACCCCAGCTCGACGCCGGGACGGTGGGATGAAGGGCAGGCGTCGCCCCATTCGGAAGCTCGCCTTCCGGTGTCCCAAGTGCAGCGGGCGGCGCTTCAACACGATCAGCTCGGTCGGGCAACTCGACTGTGTCGGTCGGGCTCGCCGATGCCGCTGCTGCGCCCACGTCATTTGGACCGAGGAGCGGGTGACGTCCTGGGATCCCCCGATCGAACGCATCGACCGGAGGTACGAGCGGGACCGGTCGGAGGAGGAGGTCAGATACGTGGCCGACCCAAGACGCGCAGGACCTGCGCCGGTACTGGTGGCGAAACTGCCCTAGCGGCACCACATTCTCCCGAGCAGCGGCTAGACCGCATCGCCCCCGCAACCCGCGGGGGCTTCTTGTTTTTGGGGGGTCGGTGGCGATTGGGAAGCGGAAAGCCAATGACACCGGTGCCCGAGACCGCGGCGCGGCGCTCGCGAGGGCACTACTCGAAGGCCGCCTCGAGCAACTTGCGACGTCCTTCCTCGAGTCAGAAGACCCCAAGGTCCGATGGGACGCCTTCCGTTTCCTTTACGAGCAGGGTTATGGACGAGCTGCTCAAAGGAACGACGACGCCGGAGGAGGGAAGCCGCTCCGACTCACCCTCAACATCGGGAACGCTCGAATCGACCGACAGCCCGTCATCGACGCCGAGCTCGTCGGAGGATCTACCAACCTACTCGAGGCCCCCGGTCTCGGAGGACCAGGCGAGGCTCCTGGACGGGAAGGAAAGGATCCAGTGGATCGGGGCGGGGACCAAGACGGGGAAGACGGTCGGGGGATCGCTCTGGTGCCTGGAGGGACTCCTCCAGGGTGAGCGAGTCGCCTGGGTCGGTCCTTGGAACCTCAGGACGCGCACCGGCTGGGAGCTGATCAAGGGCTACCTCGTCAACTGGGAGTCCCACGGGTACGCCAAGTTCCGCGAGAACCCGCACCTCGACATCGAGGTCTCGCTCACGACCAACGGCAAGATCGGCAAGCTGGTCTGCTTCTCCGGCGACAACTACAACGCAATCTACGGTGAGGCGTTCGACCGCGTCTTCGTGGACGAGGCCACGCGACAGCCCGAGGGAGTTTTCCCGGCGGTCCGCTCAACGGTCACGGCGACCGGCGGACGCCTCAAGATCGCATTCAACACCGACCGCAGCGGCAAGCACTGGGCAATCCGGGAGTTCAAGCGCGCCCAGTCGGGGTCGGAGCCCACCTACGGCTTCGTCACCATGCCGACCTCGGCGAGCCCGTACGTCAACCCCCAGGACGTCGAGGACGCAAGGCGCATCCTCCCCGAGCGAGTCTTCAGGGCTCTCTACAACGCCGAGGTCATGGACGACGGCGCGGGCGTGTTCCGGGACCCGCGGGCCTGCATCTGGGAGACCGAGCTCGACTGGCGCAAGGACGAGGCCGTCGCAGAGGACCCGATCTTCGGCCTCAGCTACGTCATGGGCGTCGACCTGGCGCGCAAGCACGACTGGACGGTCATCACGGTCTTCTCGCGCCGGACGCGCAGGCTCGTCTACTTCGCAAGGTTCCACGGTCTCCCCTGGTACGTACAGCGCGAGCGGATCGCCGACGTGGCGCGCCGCTACAACAACGCGCGGTGCATCGTCGACG